AATATTAGACGGATGGCCGCTTTTTGGAGCGTAAGGATTTTGAATTTCTTACTCATTTTACCAAAATGCCATTTGGTGATCACTATATATTGATCACCGAAATACCAGAGAGAGTTGCAAGAGCGAGTCAATCGGTGATCATTGACCATTATGGCTCCCTCTAAACGCTTTAACATTTATTGCAAAAATTATTTCCTTACTTACCCCGATTGTTCTCTTACTAAAGAAGAGGCACTTTCCCAAATACAAAACCTAAACACTCCAGTTAACCAAAAATACATAAAGATCTGCAGAGAGCTCCACAAAAATGGGAGGCCTCATCTCCATGTGCTCGTGCAGTTCGAGGGGAAATACAAGTGCCAGAATAACAGATTCTTCGACCTGGTCTCCCCAACAAGGTCGGTACATTTCCATCCGAACATTCAGGGAGCTAAATCCAGCTCGGACGTCAAGTCCTACATCAACAAGGACGGAGACACCCTCGAATGGGGAGAGTTTCAGATCGACGGACGATCTGCAAGGGGGGGACAACAAACAGCCAACGACGCTTACGCAGCAGCACTTAACACAGGCAGTAAGCCAGAGGCTCTTAGAGTACTTAGGGAACTAGCCCCTAAGGATTATGTATTACAATTTCATAATTTAAATGCTAATTTAGATAGGATTTTTACACCTCCTTTAGAGGTTTATGTCTCTCCTTTTTCTTTATCTTCTTTCGATCGAGTTCCAGAAGAACTCGAAGAATGGGCGTCGGAGAACGTCGTCGACGCCGCTGCGCGGCCCCTAAGACCAATGAGTATAGTGATTGAAGGAGACAGTCGTACCGGGAAAACGATGTGGGCTCGGTCAATAGGCCCACACAATTATTTGTGTGGACATCTGGATCTAAGCCCAAAAGTCTACAGCAACGAAGCCTGGTATAATGTCATTGATGACGTAGACCCGCACTTCCTCAAGCATTTTAAGGAATTCATGGGGGCCCAAAGAGACTGGCAATCAAATACCAAGTACGGTAAACCAGTTCAAATTAAAGGCGGGATACCCACAATCTTCCTATGCAATCCAGGTCCAAATTCCAGCTATAAAGAGTACCTGGATGAGGAAAAGAACTCCTCACTTAAAAATTGGGCTTTAAAAAATGCGTACTTCGTCACCCTCGAAGAGCCACTCTACTCCGGTTCCCATCAAAGTCCAACACAAGCAGGCGAAGAAGAAGTCCATCAGGAGGAGGAGGGTTGATCTTCCCTGCGGTTGTTCATACTTCTCGTCAATTAACTGCGCCAATCATGGATTCACGCACAGGGGAACCCATCACTGCAACTCAGGCAGAGAATGGCGTTTTTATCTGGAACATACCAAATCCCCTATATTTCAAGATAACAGAATTACAGAACCAGCCCTTTCTGACGGAGAACGATATAGTAACGGTAAAGGTACAGTTCAATCACAACCTGAGGAAAGCACTGGGGCTTCACCAATGTTTTCTGAACTTCCGAATCTGGACGACCTCACACCTTCAGACTGGTCTTTTCTTAAGGGTATTTAGGACTCAAATTATGAAATATCTTGATAGATTGGGTGTAATTAGTATTAACAATGTAATAAGAGCAGCAAATCATGTATTATGGGATGTGTTAACACGAACAACATATGTAGAAAACACAAACATAATAAAATTTAATATTTATTAATTCGTCACTGAGTCATAGAAATAACTCCTGACTTTCAAAGTAGCATACACGGGATTAGAGGCATGGGTACATGCCATATACAACAAAAGTGCATTCTCCGTGTGATTCTCGTATTTCCCAGCCTCCTGATGATTATAAACAACATGGTTATTAACACGATAGAACTTTCTAATTATCGCCTGCTCCTTAGCTGCATATTGACCCCCAGTTACAGTTGCCTGAAACCTCCTCAATACCTGGAAACGATCACGCTGGTCGTTCTTGACGGTGGCCGTTGAAGGTTCGTTATCGTAAACATTAAACACCTGCTGAAAATCATTAGGAGTTCCAGAAGGGCGTCTATCCCTAACTATCCAAAACAGAACGGTGTTAGTGTGGTTCTTGACCTTGATATTTTCATCCATCCAAATCTTGCCGACAAAATATAATGACTTCACACAGAAACGTTTACCAACTCGATGGGTCAGCCCCATACCCCTAGTAACATCGGACAAACAAATAACCTTACCCATGTGACCGATATCATTTTTCGCATCAAAAGATTGGACCTTACAAGGACCCTCACAGCCTCGAGGGACATCAGGGCTTTTGAACATCCTGTACATCCTGGGCTTTCGATACATGGGCCGATTGACCCATGACTTCCTTTTGTTTGTGACGAGGACAGTGGGGGCAGCAGCACGGCTGGAATAAGGGTTGTCGAAGTTCAACCGGCGACGCACCTTGGATGCGGGAGTGGAAATGACTATATCTGCGGGACGCTTCGACATAATCTCTAGCACGGACAACAAGAATTAAATCACGAATTAAATCGTACCCTAACGTATCCGGAGAGTATGTATTTTCTACTAGCTGCAAATACTTAATGGCTAGCATACACCTGAAACCATGTACGGTTTCTGGGAATTCGTTTAACAATGGATCCCACATGTTTAAAATGACTCCTTCGGGTCGAAGTTATATACAGGACCACTTAATAATTAAGCTTTGAGGCGCGGTCATGATTGGACAGGAGTTAGTGGGGGGGACCACCTTAAAAAATCGCGCGGCCATCCGGT